GAAGCCGCCGCCATCGTGGTGATAGGCAGGATGCGGTATGCCGAGCCTGAGCCGCCTATCTGCCGTGTGACATACATCACATAATCGCCATTGCCAGCCACAGCGTCAATGCTCACATCGACCATGATAAGTTTGTCGCCACTTGCGGTATAAGCGCCAACAGCGGTTGCGGCTGATATGTCAACGTTCGTGCCTGTATCAGTTTCGATGTAAGTAAACGCGCCCATTAGAGCCTCCTGTTAGCCGATGCGATTGACGAAGTTGTCGATTGCCGCCGAGTTGATTTTGATTGCCGCTTCCGAGAGCAGCGTGTATGCCGCCTGACTGGTTGCCGCGTCCTTGAAGCCGAACAGCGCCTGAATGCTCACCCAGTCGCCTGTGCTTGCGCCAGCCTCGTCCATGATGAGCTTGAGCCGCTTGACCTCATCCTGCAGGTCGGTTGTGCGGTCAACGAGTGAGCGGAACTTGCCTGCCAGTCGGCTTTCGTTTCCAATTAATTCGATATGTGCTGCCATAAGTATTGCCTCCGATTAGATTAGTAGATTGCCCATTTATTGTTGAGATAGGTTTCAACGGATATAACTTCAGCAGAAGTTAATGCGGTTGAATAGATAATTAATTCACCAAGATACGAACCGAAATGTCTCGTGCCGGTGGTGTCATAGTTTCTGTCCCTGCCAAAATCATTGGCAATAGTATTTCCAGCAGTAACCAAAGATGCGATTGCCAATGATGTTGGTACTTTTGTTGTCCGTCCATCAATAACTGAACCATTTACTTTGGTCGTGCCGTTAATTACATTAGCATGGGCGTATGAAGCCCACCAGTCTTGGTCAGTGTCTCTTGCAAAATAATAAGTACCTCCCCCGCCATTGCCGTCCCAATCGCATAACACAAAGGCATAACCACTTGGCACATTGTCTTTCAGTACCCAAAATACAGTGCGAATAGTTGTTAGTCTTGTCCAATAAATGTGTTGAAAGCTTGAATTAACAAACCTTCCAACACTCTTGCCATTTTGAGTATTCGGCAAATACGTTGGTCTGGTAGTATCCGTTCCCGTGTTTTTGGCATGGTTAGCGTTACCGCTTTTATCATTAACGCGATAAATCTTGTCACCCGACGAACTTACATTGGTCGAGCCGTCATCGGTAAACATCGAGTTTACATCTGCAAAATCCAGCCATAAAGCGCAACCTGTAATATCGGTCGGCGCGGATATACCCGAACTTGCCTTCGCCTGACTTGACGGCTGGAACGTAGGGCTGAACGTGCGCCCGAATACCGATGCGAATGTCATGCTTGCCTCCGATATGAAACGATGCGATACACGAACCGCCGCGCGTCCTTGTACCTGCTCTTGAAACTGCCAACGAAGCCGTCCCACGGGTCGCACATAACGTAGTCCTCATCCGCCAGCTTGCCGATGAGCAAGACGTAGTGGTCGTTGATCGGCGCTGTACTCGGTACGAAGTCCACGTGTACAATCACGGGTTCGCCGCGTTCTAAGCAAGCGTCAATCTGCGGGAGTGGCGCTGGTACGTTCAGGCAATCTACCCAAGTTGAGATTGTCATGTTCGGCACTCTGCCCCACCAAAGCAGGTTGCCGTTGGCGTAACCATTGTGAGTGGTCAGGTAAGCGTTCAAAGTCGCAGGAGTATAGTCGTGCCCGTAGTAGCGCTCTACCATCGCCACGCACGTAATCAAGCAACCTTGCTGCCCGATCGTGACGTTGCTTGTGCCTAACCAATTATTCTTCCAAGCAGGGTCGTTCTGCGAGTAAGGCTGAACCATAAGCGCGTCAGGCTTCGGTGCTTCGGGAGTAATTACAATCGGCAGGTACACGGAATAGCTCGGCTTGAAATAGGCTTGCAATTCGGCTTCTGTTCCGATGAAGCGGTCATAATCCAGGTAGTACGACTGCGCTCCGAACTTCGCGCCGTTGCCCTTTTCGCCGGACTGGTGAAACCGCACCTGCTCCGGTCGCACGCCCCACGGAATGACGATAGACTCAGTGGGGTACTCGTCCGTGTAAAACGGAAATAGATTTGCAAGTTTGTACTGCGCCAGCCAGTAATCCAGCTTCGGCAGATCGCCAACGTTCAGGTTTGCGTTCAGCCAGTTGGCACGTGAGTAGATAATCGGATAGCGACCGGTTATAAACTCGATATACTCAACATCAGCAGCAAGATTAGTAGTTAACTCCACTCTACTCAAACCACCGTTGTTCTCGATGTCAATTACCAACAACTCATCTGCTTCCGGCTTTACAATTTCTAAGAATTTCCAAATCTGCGAGATGTCTTGTTGCGCTCGATAGAAGTGGTACGCGCCGTGCGGTATCTGCAATCGGCGAAGCTCAGACCAGTTGCGAGCGAAATACGGGTCAACCCACGATGCGCCTTCTGTGGCTTTCACGAACGCAAACTTGACGCCTTCGGTGCGGGCTTTTAGCCAGTCAACGGCTTTCTGGTACGAGCTTACGTCAATGCCGAAGGGATAGGTCATGTTCGCTCTGGGTTCTGCCATTGGCTTAGGTCGAGGATGGTGGTCATGGGATTGTTATTATGTACGTTCCTGCAAACGCCCACCCTGTTTCATTACCGGCAAACTCAGTACCGTATGTCTGCGTTTTCCAAAACCTAATCGTCGTACCAGAACCACTGATAGAACATTGGGCGAAATTGGCAGCCGTAGAATAAACTTGAATAATTCCATCATCCGCTCCTGTAACGGGAAGGGATAGGCTTACTGAACCAGCAGTCGTGATTGACCTTGAATAGTCACTGTATCTCCAGATACATGTCTTTCCAATCACCGTAAACCTTGATGTGGATATACTCCCACCTGTCACGGTCGCTCCACTGAACACCGGCGTGTAATTAAACCATTGCGGAAAGCCGACCGGACTCGCTGCATGGCTGTAACTAACCGCCGAAATTGCCACACTCACAAGCGTGTACTCCGAGCCGCCTGTGATGGTCAGTACCGTGTCTGCAACGCCCACGATGTAAAAATACTTGACGGTCGAGTTGGTAAGGCGTAATTTATCGCCCACGCTGTAAATCGCTGCTGCTCCGCTCGGTACGGTGATGGTCGAAGCCGATGCGTAAGTCCACGAGTCGCTGACGGGTATCCAGCCGTCCTTGCCGACCAAGTTCCAGCCATCTGCCAGTTTGCCGGATGCGTCTGCTTTCGGGACTGCGTTCGCTGTCGGGGTGGCGGTCGCAATGTTCACGCCGCCTGCGATGAGTTGGGTTTCGATTGCGGTCACTTCTTCTTGTAATTCGTTGACGTGTGAGGATAAAATCGCGCCGCCTGCCTGCTTCGCCTGGAAGCCTTTTGCCGATGTTGGATATGATGCTGCCATTTCTTGTTGCTCCTTTTAGAAAATTTGAACGCCGCCGAGTAGGCTGGTCGTGTAATTGATGGTTAGGTAGGGTGCAGGGGATTCTTCGAAATAATGATCTGAAATGTAGACGTCGCTCATGTAATACATCGTGATCATGTCGAGTTCGTCAACCAGCAGCCTGAGTTCGCTCAGGTTGGTAATGGTCAGGGTGTTCCAGCCTGCGTTTAATCTGGCTGTGTTGACTATCATTGGTACGGCTGAGTGGTCTTGTGTGCTGCTACATCCTGGACTGCTCCAGTTTCCCAGCCCTGTTGAGTTCCATGTGGCTGCGCTCGTTGCCGCTCGGTTCACTCGGTAAACGTTGATATACGAGGCGGTTGGCGCAAATCTCAAGTAAATACTGAGAGTGCCGCTCTGGATTTGTCCGTGGACTGGTGTGTTGGTGAAATGTATAAGCGGCTTTCTGAGGTTGTCGCTTCTTAGAAAAATGTAGGTTTCACCTATTCTTGACGTGTCTGGCACACCTGCATCCAGGAACGTGCCCCAATCCATTGTGATTACTTGCGTGTGTAATGTCGCCATCGGTTAGCCTAAGACTTCCAAAAAGATTGTCAATCCCTTCGCTCCGCTGCCAGCCGCTGTTACGTTCACAGAAAAAGATGCGAACGATTGAGCGGTGCGGTATGAGGAGTTGATCGAACCGGCCGAAGCCGACCAGGCTCCTGCTCCGATTGAGATCGTGCTCATTGTGCCGTTCTGGTTGGTAAGGGTAATGCCGATCGAGCCGCTTGAAGATACCGCTCCAAGAATGGCTGCGTGCGCTGCCGTTACAATGTGGTTATTCAGGCTTGGCGGCCAGGCGAAAACTCGGCTGAAATTCTTGACAAAGATGTCATCTTCTAATCCAAAGATCGGGATGGCGACCGTGCGCTTGATCGCTCCGAGTTTGGCTTCTGTCACGGCATCGTTCGCGAGATGAATTTCATCTATAGAGCCGTCCACATATTGATCGCTGTCAACTGAGTTGGCACTCATGTGTTCCAAGTCAATACTTCCAGGAGCGTAATGCTCACTGTCTACGATGTCATTCGCAATTTGTCCTTTTGCGCTTACCCCACCAGTGGCAATCTTGCCGGCAATTACAGCGCCAGCAGCTAACCCATCAAAAGTGACCTGCTCGAAAGCAAGCGTGCCAGACGATGTTCGCTTCAGCACATGCCCGTTTGTTCCTGCTGTAATCGCAGCTAAGTCACCCGCGCCGTCACCAGCAGCGTTGGCTCGTCCAATTACAGACGGACCCGTCACATTCTGCATCTTGCTATAGGTCACAGCGTCATCTTTGATCTTGCTATTTTCTACAACACCATCCACAAGTTGTGCGGCAACAAATATCTTCACCCCGTTCGCTGAAAGGCGTTTGGTATAGTTGACCAGGTTTTGTTCGCTTATATCATTGACAATATATTCGTCAGTTGCTTCAAGCGCATCAGTCATCCCTGGTATAAGACTTATCTTTTTTACTAATGGGTCTGCCATTAAGCTACTATCCTTTCCAGCCCCACGACCTCAGTATCCATGAGATACCCGCCCGTGAGATTGCTTACCATGCGTTCAATAACGCCGACAATATCCTTACCGTAAAGTGAATCCACAATTTTGACTTCGCCGGTTTCATTATCCAATCGAGGAAACAATGTGATGTTCTGCTGATAGCGCAATCGCGCATATTCAACCACTTTAGCCAATACTGAGGGAGCCAAAGCCGCTTGTACCAATGTGGCCTGATCAATCTTCCAGATATTCGGCGGCGCGTAGACCGACCAATTGCGTTGATAGATTGAAATGTCATAACGCGCGTCTGGCGCATCATACTGAACGCCTGACTCATAGTTTTTTACGCCATCAGGATTAACATACAAGAATGACTGTGTGCTGTCTATCCACGGCTTGCCTTTTATCAATACCGACCCACCTGGTTCAGGCACATGAAGGAATACACTGTTTGTTTGAAACTCGAATTCACCATAGAGTGTCAAGATTGTTACATCTGGATAAGTACCTGAATTAGCACCAACAAGCAACGTTATTCCGTCTGCCAGTGCCAAATAAACCACTCGATCACCTACGCCAGCTGCCGTGACCTGCCAATAGGGCTTTGGATATACGACCTTATAATCACCTGGTTCAAGTGCGCCACTGAATATCTCTTCCTCAGTGGCACCCTGACTGTAATCATGCGAAATGATCTCAACTGCCGTGACCTGTTGCAGCAGGTTCAAGTTCTGTTTGTCGGTCTTCTCAAGATCAATAATGGGCGCTTCTACAATCTGATCACTGTACTTTGCCGTGTCATATACTGTACTTGCATCATCATAGTAAAATCCGGGATATACCGCCCCCGCAATTGGTATCACGCCATCCATAATCTTGATTACGTCGCTGGCCTCACATGAGGCATAAGCACCTGTGGCGAAAAGAACCTGTTGAAGCGACTCCCTGATGGTCTTATTACCAGGTAAATAGCCCTTCAATGTCTTTGCGGCAACAACAGCATCCACTGTAAAACCTATGGCAATCGGGTTCAACAAATCACCGATGATGGTGCTTACCGGTGTGGCAGTCTCGTAAAATTTACCGTCAAATTGCTGTTGCCCGATTACCCCGATAGCATCTGAGCAGACGAATTCGATCTCATTTTCTTGTGGGTTCCGCCACTCTTCGAGATAGAAACGCCCGATATAGACCTCTTCACCGTTGACATTCTCATAAATCTTGACGATCAGGCCAGTAACCAACGATTGATAATATGTTCCATTTGAGAATGGATTGAACTTATCTCTCATTGCACCTTGCAGGTAAACTCGTAACCTCGCAGTAGACGCGGGTAATTCAATACCAATAGGGTGCACCTCTCGCACGACTTCAGCTTCGATAATGTCGGACTCGCCAAACTCAACAGATTCGTTGCTGATATCCATGCGAACAACAGGAAAAGTGTGGATCATAACGCGGGTCTCTTTTCGCGCGCCACAAACGTGACTGAAAGACCATCCCAGTAGGTCACGCCATCAATTTCTTTCAATATTCCATGCTCGATATCTTCAAACCGCCCCTCGATCTCTCGCTCCCCGTAAATTGTCGGAAGTTTAATCGTATGCCACTCAACTTCTTCAACAAGCTTGTCAAGTAACAGAGCATAATCTGTTGGGTTGTCAATCGACGGTCCGAAGGCAATCTCAAAAGTTTCATATACACCGATAATCTCACGATGTTCACGACCGGATCCGTCACGTAACCTATATTTCTCCTCAACCACATATCCGGTGCTAAAAGCGACAAAATCCAGGTTGATTGTCTCTGTGTCAATAATAATCATCGCTTATTCCCCACAATCAGGCTTGGACCAACACGCTTTTGAACATCGTTATAGGCGTCATAGATGGTCTCTCCATTGATTTTCACAACGTTATGGATCAAGGAGCTTTCATTGGTTTTGCGACTCTGACGTGATTCATCCGTTGCTCTTGCTCCACCGGCAAAAGCATATGCAGGAATTCCATATCCACCAGTAACCCCCATACTGAGAGTCGCCTTGGCGTCTCCGAGCATTTTGCCAAAATCGAATTGGTCTTTCACGTCCTCAGTAATGGCTGTGGCAGCTGTGAGAACATCACCTAATCCGCCATCAAGACCCTCTTCAAGTCCTTGCATGAGGTAACTGCCAATTCTCATAAACACTCGGGAGGGTGATTTCACTTCCCATTCTCCAGTGAAAAAGCTTGTTATTGATCCGGCAATCTCACCCACCCAGCCTTTGACCGTCTCCCACATGGCGGATATGCCTTCCCACAGTCCAGAAATCAGATCCTTGCCTGCTTGAATGATGGAATCTTTATTATCGATAAATGCCTGGACAAGACCGGAAATGATTGTCGGGACCGCGGTAATAATTGTCGTAACAATCTCATCAATGTTTTCGATCAAGGCAATCAGCAGATCGATCCCAGCTTGAACAATCAATGGCAGATTACTCAGTAAAGCATTGATAATGCCATTAATAATTTGGGGTAATTCGGCAACGATCGTGCTGATAATCTCCGGCATGGCTGATACGAGTGCAATCAATAGATCAACGCCTGTTTGGATGATCATCGGCAAGTTGTCAATCAAAAAGCCTGCAATGCCATTGATAATTTTGAGCGCCGCGTCGACCAGTTTGGGAATGTTAACAATCAATCCTGTGGCCAATGCCCCCACAATACTGAGTGCGCTTGCAATGAGTAAAGGTAAGTTTTCTATAAGTCCGTCAATAAGGCCATTTAAGATCTGCAAGGCGGCTTCAAGAATCAATGGAAGGTTCTCAATCAGTGACTCAGTAAGGGTCGTGACCAGCTCCATGGCAGTGGTAATAATCGACGGTAGAGATTGCGCTATCCCTTGCAGCAACGCGGTAATGATGGTAATCCCCAATTCCAGGATCAATGCGTTGTACATCAAAAAGCCCTGGATGAACGTGCCAATAAGCTGTTGCACAATCGAGCCAATCATCGGTAGCATTGAGATGATCCCATTGAACAACGCCCACATGATCATTGGCGCCTGTGCGGTGATCAAAGGCAGGTTGTTAGTAATGCCCTGCAACAAGGTCATAACAATCTGAATTGCTGAATTCAATATGCTGGGCAATACATCATTGATAATCGCCGGGATTTCATTGACAATCACGGGCAAAAGCCCCGATATTAATTGCCCCACACCCGTAAGCGCGGTCTCGATTCTGGGTAGAATATTCTTTGCCGCAATTCCCACACTGTCAACAAAATTGTTGATCAACTTATCGAAGTCCTGATTGTCATCGGCAATACCAGTAAGCAAGTTTGCCCATGAGGCTTTAGCAGCATTCATACTGCCTGATATGGTCTCAGTAGCTTCCTTTGCGGTTGTGCCAGTAATGCCTAATTCCGTTTGAATCACATGCACGGCACTGTAGACATCATTCAAGTTGGTAATGTCGTACTTTATGCCAGAAATCTTCTCGGCATCGACCAGCAGACGTTCCATTTCCGATTTCGTGCCGCCATAACCAAGCTTCAGGTTATCAAGCATGGTGTAGTTTTGTTTTGCGAACCCCTGGTAAGCGTATTGAATCGCCTCCATGGACGTGCCCATTTTGTTGGCATTGTCCGCCATATCAGTGACAGCCATGTCAGCAACCTGAGCGGCCTTCTCAGTATCACCTCCCAGGCTTTGTAGCAAACTTGCCGAGAAGCCGGTGACGGTCGTCATGTATTGATTAGCTGACAACCCCGCGGTCTTATAAGCGTTATTCGCGTATCCAATCACCACATCGGAACTGGTTTTGAACAAGGTTTCAACGCCGCCGGTGAGCTGCTCGAATTCCGCATAACTCTGAATGGCTGAAGTGACCAACCCGCCTACTGCGACGGCTGCCCCTGCAACAGCACCGGTGATAGCCCCGAAGGCCTTCTTGCCAACATCCTGCACCTTACCGAGTGCGCCGGCTAATGGACCGGTATCGCCATCGATTTCAATAACCAGCTTATCAGCCATTATTTCCCACCTTTCAGGAACTCAGTAAGGACTGTTTTGCGAGCTTGCTCTACTTCACTGATCGGAACGCGATATAAACTCTGGACCCGTTTCAGATCGTTGAGCTTCTCCTTGGGAACATCACTGGCCTTCAATCGTCTTAACTTGATCCGATTCTGCAAAGGCGTTTCATCCGTGAGATTCTGCAATAAAACATTGAATTCGTACCAGTGAAGCTGTTTCACCTTTCGCAGATCCAACTGATATTGCTGTAAAAACGAGGCGTAGATCGCGCCTGAATCGAATGCCATGTCAAACGCGATATCAGATGGATTTGAGGCTGTTTTTGCGCTCTTATCCAGATTGAATTGGGCTGCGTCTTTGCAGGAGAGAAAATCCAAAATGCCACGAAAAACATCAATGGTATAGAAGTCGGGCCATTCCAGAAAGATCAAATCGCCCAGATCATCCATGGTTTTGATGAAGTAATCGCGTTCGATCAATTTCTCAGACACAACATTCTCTATCACTGCATTGACGCGCAACCAGACCCGAAAATCCGTGCGGATCTCACAGTCATCGACCTTATTTGGCAGCGCGTCAATCAACAGGTTCATTTCTTCCGATTCGGTTTACTGGCCATCTTTTGAGAGAACTCCAACAATGGCTTGATGTTGTTTGAAAGTTCCTTCAGTTGATCAATAATCGGGTCCATCTGGCTTTTCGCAGATTCTGCGGCGAGCTCAGTATAGTTAGCGCGATACACTTCCAGGAGTTTGACCGCAATCGCATAAAGCCGGTCAAGGTTTTCATCCTCACCCAGGGGGAATATCTCTGCCGCGGCCTGTTCACCCAACAGCGTTTGAACTGTTTGCATATCACTCTCATACTGAGAAACACCCGCGGATCCGGCTTCAAGTTCCCGAAGAGTGCGTTCTATCTTTTCCGTCCTGGGGGCAACAGGATATTCCCGGCCCCCTATGGACGCAACGATTTGTTTTGGTTCGTAATCAATGTTCATGATTAAGTCGCACTGACCACGGTATCCTGACCCACACGAATGCACTTGTTGTCAGCATTGATTTCAGCAACGGTGATGGTGTGGCCAGTGGTGGCGGCAATATCTGCAATGCCGTTCCAGGCAGTCCAACCAGTCGTGAGAACGTCAAACAGAAGTGGCAATGTGGGAGGAGTGGCGTCGAGCTTGTAAACATAGCTGTTGGCAGCCAGTTTCGCAGGACTTACGGTGATGTCAGTGTTCCCAGCTCCTGTACCTGCTACCGATGTGACAGTCAACACAAGCGCGGCGTCTCCAGCTACTGCGAGCGTCTTAGCGGTCAGGTCAAACATTCCTTCGACGTGATCACCAATGCCATTCAAGTTTCCGGTCAGTTTCAGCTCCTCAGTAGGAGAGCCACTGAATTCCGAAACTTCGACAGAACAGCGAAATTTGCGCGCGGGAACAGCGGTTGTCAAGGGAAAACCACTTGCATCAACCACGATATCCGTCCGGATGAAGTTCACCTCAGCCGCAGTTCCGACCAGGCGGTTGCGCGCGATGTTGTAGATCTTCATCAAAGCGGTCTCTTCAGTGAAAACCTCAGCATCAAAGGGGAATACGTTCTTGTAACCCAGTGTGCGGGTGGTTTTCGATTGGTTATTGACGTAAGCGGTTTCCTTGGTTTGTGGATTTAACTGTTCGTCGATTTTGTTAAACCCGGTGCCCATCAAAGCATAATTGGGGGCCACGTCAGTGCCAACGTTCAAATAGTCAGCAATCATATATCGTAAAATTTGCATTTTTATCCTCGTCTCTCTAAGTAGGTAATACGGACCGTAAACATGTACTTCGCGCCCAGTTCATCCTGACCGGCTACGATCGGCATATTGTTCAGGTTCTCAATTTTCTGAATTTGGCAATTCGACGGAAAAGCTGGAAAGCTGCGCGCAATTGCCTGGGTATCCACCCACTGCATGACTGATTCAACGTCAAACATGATCGTGGCGTTCTCAGTATTGTTGGGGGTTTGTGTATTAGCGGGCTTGAACTGGATGATGGCAAAGTCGTATTGACGGATACTTGACCCGTTAATAAACGACTTCACTACTCTTTCATCCGCGGTAGTACCAACGATTGTGTTGTCATTAGCCGATGTTCCGAAGTTGAAGAACAGATCGGAGATCTCCGGACAGGCGTACAACCAATTCCAAACGGCTTGATGCTTGTTATCCATCTTGAAGCCCCTTGGTCTTGACGTAATCCTGCAGTGACCGAATCAGTTCACCTCTTTTGACCGGCGCGGCAACCTTATCCCATTGCTTAGTTGCCAACGGATGTGTGTCCTTACGAAAGTTGGCATTCATGTCATAAACAGGTTTGGCATAGGGCTCTTCATAGGTGATTTTCTTGGGCGTGATGGTCGTATTGGTCGATAAGGCGCCGGTTCGATATGGTACAAACGGCATAATCAGCCTGTTCCACTCCGACGCCGCAAAGGTCCAAAAGGTATCATTGTCGATCCTTCTGATCGCCCTCGGGATGTTGACTTCCGCTCTTACCGACTTGACCTTAAACGCCATGCTTAATCCTCCGACGCAACCAAGTGCGCGGTAGCAGGTAAACTGCGATTGTCGCTCCAGACATTGACCACAAAACAGCGCTCTGCATACTTGGTTCGCAACGCCGATCCAGAATCATTGACGGCTAAGGTGTCTGTTACATGACCATTCACGATAATGTCACCCTTACTCAGTATGAATGCTTCAGTGATTTCAGAAGCCGGAATGCGGACAATGTGAATGTTGTTTGACCGTAAAGCGAGACCGTCAACTACCTGGCGTTTCTTCAACCCATAAAAGCAGTTACTGAGCTGTGATCGCGTCCAGGTAGTGACGGTTTTCCCGTTTACATCCTTGCTCTCAGTATGGTGATAGATCGTTATCGACTTATCCCACACGAGTGAGCGAAATTGACTTGTCATGCCCACCTGCGTAATAGCAGTTCACCGGCTGTATTGCGCACGCCCGCGAGGTAAAGTTCAATCAAATCAACCTTGGCTTTTTCAGCCTGGTCAATTGAGAGAATTGTGCCAGTCGCAAACTTGACGCTATAACCATCGTTCCCCTCGGATTCGGTCTTAGGCTGATAAGCTACGCTTGCGACATCGCTATGACCAATCAGGCCAATTAGCTCAAATGTCAGCCGTTTTACAGGCTCAGTGTACGTAGTATCAGCCTTAAGCCGACCAAAGGTGTGCTGATCAATTAGCGAACGCGCCTGGAACTCCAATCGAGAGAATTCTGGATTGTCCAGTGTTCCCCCGTAAGCGAAGTATTCAGCAAGTGTCAGGTAGGGCATGATGCCGTCTCCAATTTAATGCTTATGCCGAGGCAATGCCTTCGACAAAATACAAATATCCAGTCAACTTGCCCGTGAGCAAAGCCGAAACGGCCACGGTGCAGGTGATCTCTTTGGCGGTGCTTGCCTTCACACTGGTAGACTCCGGCGTGTTGGCTTTGGGTACGATCGCCTTGCGTCCAATGGTCGAGTACGGTGAGCCCGAAACAGCGGCAGCAGCCTGAATGTCGTTCGCGCCTTCCACACTGATCGCGATGGTGCCATTGTTGGCATTCGCTGAAGTGAAGACGGTGTTGACGTCAAAGAACCCGCCGACCACAATTGAGTTGACGGGCAGAATTACGCCGGTTCCATGCGCTGCAACAGTTCTGTTTGCGGCAATACCCGCGTCAAATTCGAACCGGGCAACCCGCAGGCTACCCAGTCCGATGTCCGATCCAACAGGACCGAGGGACGCGAAGTTGTCACTCACGTCCTTCAGCCAGCCTTGAATTTGAACCTGTTTCAGTCCCATGTCAGCCTCCGTTAGGAGCCTTTAATGTGGGAGTAGATGCCCTTGACCTTGTTGTCATAAACGAAGGCGTCGTGGTACAGGCGGTACTGGAACAGCCAGGCGTCCGCGGTCTGATTCACTTCTGGACTGAACACTTTCATCTCGGCAAGCTTGGTGGCTTGCAAAACAGCACTTGGGTGGAGCAACAGGAAGTTAATGTCACGTCCAGTCGAAGAGGTCTTGGTGAAACCGCCGCTCGAGGAAGATCCGCCTGCATCCAGGGTAATGCCCTTGTAGAAGCGGGTCTGAGGTACGGGAATGACGTCCACATTATCCAGTGTGAAGACGCGACGATCAGCGCTTGTTTCGTTAGCCAATCCGCTGCGAGTCAAAGCGCCCTTGAGCAGGTTGTATTGGCCGGTCTCAATGAAAAGTTTCCGGCCATCGGCTGGCACTTCGGCGGCGTCCAGGGAAGCCATCGCAACGTCAAAGGCTGCCAAAACGGCGGCGGCGGTGCTCAGGGTGGCAGGAGAACCGACCTCAGTAATGCCAGACCAGCTTGCGTACTTGCTGAAACGATAGGCGTCCACTTCAGGGACAACCTGGGCGCGGATGAACTCGCCAGCCAGGTTACCAAATGCCTCACCGAGTGTCTCTTCGTTGTCCATGCGGTCAATGCTGAACGCGCGACCACGGGAAGCAGCTAGAGTCATGGTTTCCCAGGTGCCGGTTACATCACCAGCAGCGTAACCAGTAGCGCGGGAGTAAGTACCCAACCCAACGGTACTGATCTTGAATACGTTGACAGCCGCAGCCCCGCCAAATTCAACCGGCTTGGTTTTGGCGTCCATTGACGCGGTGAGAGAATTCTTTTTGTAAATTTCATCCAGAATCGGTTGAAATTTTGAAGCTAAAGCAATAGAGTTTGCCATAATTAGTCTCCAATCATGTTATGTAAGCCCGGCCCCTTTTCGAGCCGCGGCTATAAATACATCATCCTTGTCCATTGACTTGGATGGTTGATGCTGCGTGCCCCCGACCGTTGTGGTCTTAGGCTCGACAAATTTCTTGTTTTCTTCCAGGTAAGATTTGAGATTCTTCTCAAACTCCCCGTCCATTTTTCCAACTTTGTAAACCACATAGTCGATATCTTCAGCGTTCACGCCCAGTTTGTAAGCGATATTTTCCTTGCGGAGGGTTTCAGTGTCCGATTGGAGTTTCGCATACTCAGCTTCGCGTTCCTTCTGTTTTTCGACCTCGGTCTGTTGGGCCTTCTTCCATTCCTTGAAGGCTTTCAGCTCGTCATCCGCTGGCATTTTGGATCGTTCTCTTGCAAGTCGATCGGCAATGACCTTATCGAGCTCTGCCTGGGTGAATGTCTTGTTGTCCTGCGCAGTCGCAGTAGTGCTGTCCGCCTTTGGATCCTTTGAATCCGGCGTAGGTTCCTGAGGGTTCTCAGTAGGGTCTGGCATTTCAATTCCTTTCCGCTTATAGCGCGTCCGCTTAGGTTGTGGGATTCCGGGGAGTTAAAACAAAAAACCCAAGACAATGGCCGTTATCTCAAACGACATGTCTCGGGTGGGAAGTCCGAAGTCCCTATTTGGTTTGTTACAAAGATTATATCACATTATTCAACTTTCACAGCTCTAAAGCCAGGTACTGTCATGCGTTCAGCCTTCACAGGCAGCTCGAATCTATGGCTAAGATCGACATATTTATTTTTCAACACGTTGATCCGGCCTTGTTCAAGCCTTCGGGTCAAATCATCACCCGCCGCGGTTGCCACAATAGCACGATCTTTAGCTCCGCGTATCGCTGTTTCTAATTTACGCTGTAACTGGGTTGCCTCATAGATCGTATACTCCTTACCGTCAAATTCCAACTTGTTCGTGGACAATTGTTCCAGCTTACTGAGTTCTGACTCAGTATGTGCAGGACGGGAAATACCCAACAAAATCGGAAAGGCGATGTGTCGGCAATTCCAGAATCCAATCTGTCTCTCCAGGCTATCCTGTAAATGCGCATATTCCTTGTGTGAATATTGCTTCCCCTGATAAGGCAGGTGATCAGCTGCACAGCCCGCATGGGCTGATAATTCCACACCATCGGCGCCGAATTGCCGCCCAACGCGGTCATGATTGGCCTGCCAGATATCCCGGGCACCGTCGAGAATATTTTGCCGGAGTTGACTGTCAAGCCGTCTGGAGTAACCGCTTTCAAAATCAACAATGCGGATCCCGCTATCAGCCATGTTTAAGAGTGAGCGCCTCAGTATAGGATCGAAGCCCTCTTGACCAATGGCCATGGAAGTGACGGCTTGATCAACGATCCTGATATATTGCTCTTTGAAACCTACATACTGCACCACGCCATCGAGACCTAATGACCTAAATCCAATCATCCGAGTATTGGAGAGATTGAGAAACATGTCTCTGGTCGTTTGTGCGACACTCTGAATGAGATTTTGCAGCGCTTGACGCTTTTTGAGTGGCAAACCAGCTAAAGCGTTATCTTTATAGTATTTCAACGCTGTTTCATAAGCCACCTGATCCGCTGCTGAGAATATCGCTTCACTTTCAGCAAGACCGGCTCTAATGGCCTTGAACACTCGCAAGTAGAGTTCATCTGCCTCCGCATATCCGGCCAAAACCGCGTCTCTTTGTGCTGATACTGAGGCGTTTCTCAGTATGGAAATACGCTTACCCAGAACTTCGAGCAATTGAGAATTGACCCGTGTGAGACCCTGGGCGGTCCTCTCTGCATAGTTGTCGAAGTCTTCAAGAGAAGCCATGTATTACGCTTATTCCAACAACTGAGTGACCATCGGATTGGCAGCCTTGATCCCCTGAATGGCCTTTGTGGCGTCTTCTAAACTTTCCCCAAAGAAGCGCATACGATATTCGATAGGAGATCTCAATGCCAGGGCTATTTCTTCTTGCCACATCTTGCGCTCAGTATGTTCGTCGGTAATGTAACTGTCATCTGCCAAGATCGTGACCTGGGCATCAGCTTTTACCCCAGGCACCTGCAGGACGTTCGTTCCGATCCATAAAATAGCCTTTATGACCTGGATCAGCGCTTCACTGATACTGATCATCTCTTTTGAGACATTCTTGACCAGTGTTTGTTTGGACCCGGTATACTCAGTAGCGGTTTTGATGGTCCCATTATCGTCGAGCTGATAGAAACCCTCACCCAAACCAATTTTGAAGCTGAAGATATCCAGCATCTTCTGAATGCCTTCGGCGTTCTCAGCAACTCGCAAAGTGGGGTTGTATTCCTCCAGTAGTTTTCCCTGTTGATTGGAATCACCGACTTTAAGAAACAGCGATGCCCCGGCCATTTGCGGAGCAACACTGTTTCCGTCCGTGTCTTCATCAAACATGGACGAATTCATGAATACCATCTTGCGACCCAGCATGAAGTCAACAATGAAGTTATCAAAGGCTGCGTCGAGCCCCTTCAGCACGTCTTCATTACCGTCAATAATCGATGCTCCAAATGGAGAGGCAATGTCGTGTCGGTTATAACCGCTTTTTCGTATCAGGCCAAACCAGGGCTCGGGAGATTGTGTGTGAATATCAATGGGTGAACCCACGATCTTGCCATCATTGTCGATGGTGAAGTTGGTCAATACATACAGACCGTTTTCCAACGTGTGCATGGAAACATCAATGAATTCCTTGTCTTCAACTTTTCTCGAGCTGGCAAAAGCCACTTCTTTGAGAATGCCATTGCGATGGCTGATCGGAACAATCTGATCGGCAGCCAGGAAGTTGATACCAATCCTGTCACCCTTTAGCAATCGCCGATTGTCGTCCTCAGTAATGGCCATGTTTTCAACATAGACCTCGAAGGCCGCGGTGCCACTCCACCGGGAAGTAGTGATCAACTCGTTGGCATTACGCCTGAAGGCATTTTCTGCCAGGATGCCGCCTTTGCCATCTTCGCCCTGGAGCCACACTTCACTGGGCTTGTTATCCAGTTCGATTCTGGTTTTTTCGTTCAACAAGAAGGACGCCCAATCTTCGGACCCGCGCTTCAGCATGTCGGTCTTATGACGCTTAATTTTCGTGTACTTGTTGTTTACCAGGTCAGTCATGGCACTGTATTCGTGAAAGCCGTCTACGGTCCCCTCCAACCAGTGACGCCATTCAGCAATCTTCTCATACATCGGGCTTTTACTGAGCTGGCGACCCGTAATCTTCTTGATCGAATCAATCACATATTGAATGTTCATTGCCTAACTCCTAATTCATCAATAAATACCTGCCAGGAATACTCCCAGGCGTCCGCAACATCTGCAATATCAGGATTGTTGTCAAGACGAATATCCCCGGGCTGCTTTTCATCCCATATTTGGTTCTTCAAACTGTTGATCAACAGCGGACATGATCGCATGATCTGCATCTTGCCCAGGTTGAGCATGCGTTCTTGAGCATAAATGCGCGTGTTGATTTGTTCCTTCTCAGCTAATACAGCTCCCACTGGCAACATAGCGCGTTTCAACGCATTGTTGATCCCGTTGATGATCGTCTCAGGATGGTCACAAAAAGCATACGTGTGTTTGACCTTTGGATACACCGCCATTTGTTCCTTCACGAAGTTCACAAAATCAGCCTCGATCTGATCAGGGCTTACGCCTTTACTCGTCCGCTTCTTTTCAGCCAGCGCACATACACCTTTGGCGCCCCGACGAATTCCCGTTGCAGTAAAGACCGTGTGTGAGTGATTCTCTCCAAAATCAATACCGTAGGTCACATACTTCAAATCTTCAGGCGGTTTGTCAACAATCCACTTATCAGGATTGTCCGCAAACTGTCTGAAAATCAGACCTTCAGCAATGACCCTTTGACCAAGAATATCCCTTCGATACCAAACAGAGTTCTGGTTATACTGAGCCTTGATTTCTTCCCGTCGTTGATCTGAAATGCTCAGATTATCTTCGAGAGTAAAATGCTGATACTGATAGCCGGATAGATTGTTCTTCCGGTAGAGATCAATGTAATCTGAGTAGATCGTATGATTCGGATTACATGGGTTCAAATCCCATAATGTCAGTGGGTCCAACGCGGCTGCTTGCCGACCCATGGCCACTTTGATGAAACTGATCCGACTGTCCTCACTGTCAAAATGCTCATTGATCTCAGTAGCAATCCAAATGCCGTAAGAGTTGCCCAGGATACGTCGATAACTGTCCGCTTTACCACCGCCAACGAAGATGACAATCTTCTCACCCGTTTGGGTCTGAATATACAGTGCCTCGTTGTCTCGAAACTTGCCCCATCGACAGCGCCCCCGAAATAGCGCTTCAAGTCCGAATCCATTGCACACACCGATGTTCAATTTCGCATTGGCCAACGTGGATCCAGATGCCAGGTGAATCTTATCCCTGCAAATTTCCAACTTTGCCGCCGCGATAATGCAGTGATCGATCGTCTTGCCACTACGAATCGCGCCTTCTGCGACACTGATCCTTGACGCAATGCCATCCTCGATATACTGAGCATGCTTAAGCGATAATGGCGCAAACGGAATGGTTCGATCTAAGATCATTGATCGCCTTTGTGCTTGGCTGCTTCGATCAGATCGACCAATGCGGATAAATCTTCAACCTTCTGCTCAGTATGAGAACTGTCAGCACTGTCAAGCCGCGCATATCGACCGAGTAATTCGAGTGCCCGCTGTTTATCGTACAGCTCCAATACTGGAGTGCCCTGGCGTGTGTAGGAGATCTTCTTGACTGAATCACTGTCTGCTAATACCCGTGCCCAATCAATGACAACCTTGTTGGTAGCAGGATCTATAGCGTAATAATCTCCCAACTTTGCCCTGGCTTGATTGGTCAATCGCGTAATGACTTCATCAGCCGACGCGCCCAGCTCTTTCAGCCGTTCATTGATCAACACTGCCACCGCGGGATTGCTTAAAAGCCGATAGCCGGTTTTCTCCGGCGCTCCATAACCTGCTTTTTCCGCAGCTTCCCGGGCGTTCCACGATTGCAGGTAGAACTCGATGAAGCTGCGCTGTTTGGGTGTTAGTGGCATGTTACCTCAATGGCGTTTACTCCTGTTTTGCGCGCGATGATCTTGGTGGCTTCTCTACCAGGTGGAGGATCTCCTTCGCCTGATCATCGTGAAGTGCTAATGCCGCCGTAATCTCGCGGCTTTCAATGCGCATCTCTCGGACTTCCTGGAGCAGACCTTCTGTCACTTTGGTAAGGTTGCTCAAGCCGCTGTTTACGTCCGACATACAAGCGTTATTCTCAGACCGCTGTTCCTTGTTGAACGCGCGCCACTTCTCGTCGATGGTCAACATAAACCCTTGCCACTTTTCACTCTGCTTTGTAAACCAAGCGAGAAGCCCAATTACCAATACAATAAATAAGGCAACAAATACAGCTTGTTCCCATGCCGCAAACGGCAACAATTGGGCTGTTTCCGTGCCTGTCATCCTTGAGCCTCAGAAGAGCCGTCAGATTCGGAAAGGGTATCAATAATCAACATTGAACTTGATCTATCAGTCAAATCATGCAGAATATTGCTTGCTCTACCCGCAATTATGGCGGTCAATATCTGCCCAACGATCACGCTTTGGAACACAGCTCCAAATAGATTGATTCCACCAAGAAACGTCAATACCCCGGCCGCAACCCACGCGATATACATAATCCAGAACTTGTCCAGGCTGAACTTGTCGAACAGCGGTTCAACGATAGCCGCGATGATCGCGTTCGCCAGGGTAGCAATCCCAAAAAGTAAAGCTAATTGTGATGGGTCAAAATTCATTTCTACCTCCAAAGTAGGTTAAACAAAAAACCCGGGACACGATGACCATCTCAGATCATATGTCCCGGGTGGAAATTCCGGAGTTCCTATTTAGTTATATGATTCTATTTTAGCACAAATCAAATATTACGCATTATTTTGAATTTCGCATCCGCTCATATTTTGCTCCTCAGTATGGAACGAAAACCCGCTTTTTACCAAGTCGTCTGGAATCTTAACACTCTCCACAAGACCATCTGGAATCTTCACCTGAACTACATCCGGATTAATTACCGTTGTCTCCGAATATGCCGCATTCTCTGCATCTCTAATTATTCGTTCAAACAAGGTATGCGATTGTTCCCAGCCACATCTTTTGCAATATAGGTAGTTGGCAAGATGAGGCTTATCAAGTATCGTAAGATCTGTGCAAACATACCAGTCAAGTTTGTGACCAAATATTCGACATAAGAGATTGCGCTTCATGTCACCTCCAGAATAAGCCTGATTATAATTCACCTTTCACTCCATCTCTTCACCATCCTCTCCATGATCCTATCAGGAATCGACCAGTGAAACGGTAGACCGCAGCGCAAACAATAGCCATGAGCCTCCCTCAGTATGAGACCACTGCATCGTATATACACCACCGACTTTATCTCAACTTCAACACCAATCTCATTGCCACATTTGCACAAATACGGATCCAACAGTTTTGCTTCATTGTTGCACTGATCTGCCATCATCATCTCCTGCTCAATTCTCTGATCGCGTCCGAATGTAGTAATACTCATTCAATTAGCCATTTCCATGATCGACCAATCACAATCGCTCGTATGCAATTCGGTGTTACACCATATTTGATTGACAGATCAAGATTTCTCCACCCCTGTTTTTTGAATTTCCTAATCTCTTTGACTTGCTCAATAGTGAGTACATTCGTATTAACTTTAGTACCTTTTGCTTTACGATCTCGACCTCTTGCAATCATGTCGTGAACATTTGACATTGCATCCCCAACGTATAAATGCATCGGATTCACGCAACTTGGGTTATCGCAAATATGACAAACTTGTTTCCCTTTTTCAATTTTTATATCAAGAACCAATTCCATAACTCGTCGATGGACTAAGACTGTACGATTTTCAGTAGCAACTCGAATAACACCATAACCCAACGGGTTTTTTGTCCCTTGCCACTCCAAACAACCATTAGGCATAAACTTAACTTTTTCGAGTATTCTTACCAACACATTTTTTGATACTTTTTTACTCATCGTTTTGATAACTCCTTTATTGCCTCTGGATTAGAAACATTATTAAGTCGTGCAAAAAGATTGATTACATCACATGCTTTTATGTTGCACTTCCTACAACCACACATCCCGCGCTGCGTGTCAATCCAGAACGACGGGTTGCTATCTTCATGAAACGGACATTTTGCAACATACCAACGACCTGACCTGTCGGACGATTCAGCTTCAATGAGATCCAGAATCGAAACGCGCGCCCGGATCTCCTGCACCGATCGCGTGTCACTGGTCGTGAACGCGTCTTCCCAGGGATCGTTGCTTGCAACATACTGAGGCCGTTCGATAGTCTCTACACATTCCACTGCCGGCATGTATTCGGACCCAAGGACATCCGTCAATTCATGTACCTTCAGAATGGGCTTCTCCTGCCATACCTGGTACTCAAATCCGGTTGGATGCACTGAGGGTGGAATCAACACATACCCGCGTTCTGCTTTGATGTCCAACATGGCATTGTGATAATTTTTGGCTGGGAGCTCAGTATGAACGTAGACATGCACACCGCGCCGTGTCTTGACCATGTAAGTACCTTGCGGATACTTCGCCATGAATGTCGGATACCAATGTTCAAACACTGCCATAATATCAAAGTCGATCACTGCCAGACCGTTGCCAACGATCAAGCCCAGGTTCATAATGCTGGAGTAAAACCATTGCGAGAGCTCAGTATAAGAAGGCAACCTGGTCTGATATTCCTTCCAGTCCACCATTGCTTTTTTGGACATAAATGCGATCGGCAAAATGGGAAAACCGGCGTCGATCCAGCGCCTTGCGGTTTCATAGGCTAAGTTCATAGTTTTCCTCGTTGAAGTCGGTTATACCGTTTGTACCCTTATTAAAATAAGGGGTACAACGGTACAAGTGGTTAGACCGTTCCAGAATAGTTATTGGTCTAAGTGGGTCTAACGGTACAAGTGGCGTGTTATCGGGCATCATAAACCTTCGAATTGTTGAAAAGACCTGGTATTTCAGTGATGTGACCGTCCTTGACTGCTTGATCCAGAGCGGAAAGAAAGTTAGATTTATTGCCCTTAATTCGATCATACAATTCCGACTTATTCATCTTCCCTTCAGCAATCAATAAGTCTCGAATATTGGCCATGATCGCGTTCATGGTCTGCTGCTGCTTGTTCACCTTTACGGCTGTCGCCCGGTAAAATCTGGCTTTAATAAGTTCATCGCTCACCGGGTCAGAGTCGAAGGTCCAACGCGCGGCGAAGGCTTCAATCGGTTTCCGGCGTGCCTTTTCGTTGGTGATTTCGATAACGTCAGAATTGCCATCCCTGCTGACCCGGAATACCGAATCCACCCCGCCTTCGATGGATGAATGCCCGCGCAAGGAATTGCCTGCCCGCCCCGCGTTGACCTTGTTGGAATGGCTGATCAAGGCCAGCGTCGCCTTCAGATCCTCGGCAAGTTTGCGGATGTTGTACATGACCGTGTCCATCTCGCTGGAGTTTTCGTCCTTCACCCGCGCGGCGCGCAGCAAGGTGTCCATCACGATCAGAGGATTAGATAAGCCGGTTTTGGCAATGAACTGGGTCAGATCGGTCATGTACTTTGAGTTGATGGCTCGAATGTCGGGGTAGGGCATGTAGAAAAATGGCGTGGCTGCGTCCGCCCCGTATACTGAGCCAAAAGCCCTCATGCGCTCCTCAACCACATCCTCGCCATTGTCAATGTCGATCCAAACCACCGGCGTTTGCACCGTGTTCTGTCCGGTACAGGATTTATCAGGCGGCATTCCTGGCAACCAGGGCTTTCCCATCGCGATCGCCATGGCCATGTCCATCACCAGATTGGATTTAAGGCTGCCTGGATAGCCGTACCATACTGAGATCGAACCACTCTGCAGGATTTTGTCGACCAGGTATCCGATCCGGGGCTTGAGGATCAACGCATCTGCGTAAGATTTTATGACATATGCCATGAACGGCACTCCTAAGCTGAGGTTTGATTACCTCTTCAGCAATAATGTTTGGATGGATGAAGAAAGTTCTTTCGCGCGGTCAGATGTGACGGTCTTTCCGCCAGTAGAGTCGGCAAGTTTCTTCAGAAATTCCCGACCTCGCAGCTCGTCAGGCGGTCCAACGTAGATAGTGTTGATGGAGTTCGTGTACGTTCGGGCAATTGCCAACGCTTCGTGTTCGTCCATCGGCTCACCGTCCGAAATTAGGACAATATTCATCCCTTCGAGGTCATATTGTTTCGCATACTGCAGTGCGCGACCCACTATTGTGCCACCCATAAAGTTGTACGGGACACCATTGAGGCATACTTTTACCTCGTCAGAGAAGGAAATGACCAGGATTTTGCCCGGTTGTGCGCCCTGAAGCTTGCTTAATTCTTCACAGGCAACCTTATACCGTGACTTCCCACCTCGGGAATCACACGCGCCCATGGATCCGGACGTATCCACGATCACGACCGTTTCAACGCTCATAAATGCCAGGGCAAGAGATTTTCGCTCCGTTTGCACCACGTCCGAAATTGAACCTGCTACGATGGCTGTGTCCATGATTTCTCCTTGTGTTCGTCGATCCTTGCGTTTTTACATACTGAGCAAGAATGAATATGTTCGAAATAGCGTTTTGAGACCTTCCAGTCATCTACCAGGCGAAAGCTCAGGAATAGTTTTTCACCTTGTTTGCAGCGTGGAAGGAAGGTGAGGGTGTCTTCGGAGTCACTCATTCCGCGCCCGCCATTCTGCGACAGTTTCTATGAACGTATCTGCGCGGTAGTCGGCATGTTCAAGATATTGAGCAATCGGTTTTCCACTCTCAATCAACCGCTCGACCATAGCCTCCGCTCGGTCGGCGCGCTTCAGAATTGATTGTGCTTCGTCAAACAACTCGCCTTTCGCTGATTCCAAATCTGCTAATTCAGATGCTATCTCGTCGCACTTAGCCTCAGCGCGTTCGGCACGCTCGACCATCCGCTCCGCTTTCAATGCGCGGGCAAGTAAGACGGTGTTGTGCGCCATATACTGCTCCGCAATCGCCAGCTTGCGTTTCAGCTCCTGATTGTCGATTCTGTACGCGGTGATCAAAGAATCATCCATCACAATCGTGATCGTTCCAAGATTAGTGTTCGCCATCTTGCGCCTCCACCTTCGCATTCCGCTCAATATACAACTGCGCCGCCTGCGCGAAGTCCGCAAACTGTTGCTTCGTCAGCCACCACGCGTGCGACCCGTGAACAATCACCTGCAACACATCATCACGTTCTCGCAAGCTCACATCGCCAACTGTAATAACCTGGCTAACGTTCGCCATCTCTCGCCTCACTTCCCGCGTGCAATAACGCAAAAATGAATAATCCGAAATTCGCGCCGACAAATATTCCAACCAGTAAACCTGTGATGAACATCATCTGCCACTTTCCTTTCTGTGGCTCAAATTAGGCTCAAAATCAATCATCGTGCATTCTCCTTGATATAAACTTGCTTGCGTTGTGAAGGTTCGTTTTCGATTCGTTCTGATCCAACTTCCAGTACATTCCACTTTCGCTCCTCGCACTCAGTATCTGCGATACGGCGGCATTCGTCAGTCGTGCGACCCTCGACAATGAAGGTCTGACCAGTTATGTCGTGTCTGATTAGGAATTTCATAGCCACTCCTCGATAGGTTCTTTTGCGCCCAAAGGCCACGACACCACCAGCGTCCGGCCCTGATCGTCAACAATGTCCTGCCAGCCGTGGATCTTCGTGACTTCAATTCGACCCAGCTTCAACAGTCCTTCAACTAACAGGATGCCACAGCGCAGAGGTGCGCGGTAAGCGTTTTCGACTCTCAGTGTGTTTCTGCGCTCCCGAAGTTGACTTGCTCGCTCTTTCCGGTCAAACTCAGTTTGAAGCTGCAGCCCTATGTCATATCGAGCGCGCTTTCCAGCGTCCGACAGCATGTCAAAGGCCTGTTTCACTTTCATGAATGTTTCGGCTGCGTCTGGTTCCTTGTTATGATCAGGGTGTGTGTGCAGCGCCATGCGCCTGAATGCGCTCCTGATTTCGTCCATGGAGGCTGATTTCTTGATTGCCAGAATGGTATAGAAGGTCTCCACTCTCGGTATTGGCGGCGCGTTGTTTGCCAGATCTTCAAAGTCGATTCCCTCAAACCACGTGCGCAGGACGCGCTCTGAAAAAATGGCATTCCACTCATGGCCTACCATGCCAAACGCAGATACTGAGCCGTCTTCTCTCTCCTTGCAACCGCCCAGGTATTTGAGCGTCAAAACCTGTGTCACGGGTCCACCAGACGCGCCACCGGCAAAAGGTAAAGGAGAGGAAACCTTTTCACCGGTGAACGCGTCTACCCAGGAAATAAGCTGATCCATGTGTTTCTGGTCAACAAGCCACACTTTACGGTTCGGATCCCAACGCCGGTCAGCCATCGGAAGTGTTTTGACCGAGTTGACCAGGTCAGCGTTGTACGGGCTGATAAGCACCAATGCGCCGTTTTCATGTCGGATTTGTGTGGGGCCTTGATAACCGAAACGAGGGGTCATTGTCTATGCTCCCACTACCAACTTCGCTGCGACCTTCTCGATCTCAGTATCCGTACTCGGGATTTTCCCGTCGTTCGCTTCCATGATCGCTTCCGCAGGATACTGAGAAATCAGATCGTTGAGCGTGATCACCGGCATCTTGGGCGCATCAATGATTTTCGCTCCAGACTTCACAAAATCGCCATTGTCATCAACTTCGACCGACTTGAACACCTCTGGCATTTTCATAAACGTGGATAATCCACCGGTCAGATCTGGGGCAATGATGTCAGCGCAATAGCCAACCGCGCGCCAGGTGTACATCTGCCGTTCGTACTTCTCATAATTGCCCTTGCTACGTTTGCCGTTTACCGTGGGTGAGCCCTCGAGCAGCCCAGCCTTTTCAGCATCATCACGCGTGAATTCGACCGTGTATTCGATGTTCCCGCGCTTCATGTAACAGCGCACTCCGAAGAGCTTCCCGTCTTTTACAATGTCGGTCAGTTTGAAGTCATCCAGCGCGCCTTTTGCCATCAGGATTGCCAGGGCGCCGCGCGGACTCAATGATGGCTTGCCCTCAATCACATGCACAAATTCAAAACTTGCGGTTACTGAGAGCCCCAATTCATAGCCTTTCAGCATAATGGCTGTGGCTTGCTCCGGAGAACTCATTCCGAACAGCCGGCTAACGTGCATGACCGGCGCGATTTCTTTCAACATGCCCCACACTGCGGGGGTCAATTCACGGTCATGAGATAGAACCAATGCGTTATCGTTATTCATTCTTTACTCCTTCTTGATCGAAAATAGATTTGTCCGCCACAACCAGCACATCATCATCGGTCAAACCGAGTGCCCAGCGGATATTGTTCTTCATGCCTGGTCCAATGCCAGGAATTTTGAGTTTTGATTCCAGGTGCGAAAGCTCCGAAAGCGCGTATGCCGCGGATCCGCAGTAATCGAGGATCTTCGTGGCGTTTTCCACGCCAATGCCAGGCAGTCCGCAAAGCAAAGTGGCTTCACCACCCAAAATGTTGACCTTCCGGTTTGGCAGTAATTTGATAGCTTCTTCGCGCGAGCGCTCTGCCAGCCGCATGACCGCGTCTTCAAAGTCATTGTCACTGGCACATTCGATGATCGGCACGCCCATCTCCTGAATACTGAGCTTCGCGCCTTGCACGGCGTTCCAACTGAATTTGCGTTCCAACGTGGTAAACACAGTGCCATCAGGATTTCTCTGAATGGGACCGGTGATCATGACGTATGGCCAATAATCCTCAGCGCGTAACGCCTGCATGTGAGCGACCTGGTGAAAAATCCTCTGATCCATGATCGAACCAATAAAATCATCGGGTGTTTTGCGTTCGATGATCAATATTTTCGCGTCATCGGTCGCCACCCAATAATCACCCACTTCGAGTGTCTGGATAACCACAGGAACGTTGCCAAATTTGAGCTGTTTTGCCCACGCAGGTTCGCGGCTATCCACAATCACACTGAGTAATCCCATCTAAAAACCTCCTGTACCCGCTGCCTCACGGCATGAGGTGAATTGTTGGAAACTAAGCAAACTTAGAACGGTGTGCTGTCCGCGTACTTCACCAGTGCTTCGTCGATTGCTTTTTGCACTTCGGGTGATTGAACGGTGAAAAGGGGAGAGATCAGGGAATTGTTGGCGATGTCCGCCGCCACCTGTTTTTCAACCAGCGTGCGGTCGGTAATGTTCTTCGCAGCCTGGCTCACGAAAACCTTCAGGAAGGTCAACGCCGCGGCTTTGGTTTCATTGTTGCTTTGAGCTGCTGGAGCCTGATTGTCCTCAGTATCAGCGGGAGTGTGACCGCCAAAAGCAGCCTTGCACGCGTCTTCACTGGGGTAGAGCTCCAGGAATTTGTAGGTGGTCCAAAACTCGCCGGTTTCTTCATGGGTGTCCTTGTCCAGGCGCTTGCGAGTACCTGGTACTTTTGCGACACGAACCCACTTGTTATTGAGCGCGCGCAGATCATCGATTCCGATGGCCTTGATTGAAGGCAGAACAATTTTTGTCCAATCTGCGGTGAAGGCCAACATTTTCTGGTACTCGTCCCAGTTGATGTTCTGTTCCGCGATCGGGATCAGTCGCAATTCAACTTCGAGGGAGCGTTTGTCTTGTGGGTGAACTGCCGGATCGAATACGACCGGTTTCTGTTTGTTTCCAGGGAAGAAAAGATAATGCGCGTCAACCCTGATTTGACCGTACAGCTCGAATGTGGGGGGTTTTGCGTTGATTGCTTCTTCGTAGGGGTCGAAAATATTGTTTTCCATTTGTGTTTCCTTTCGAATGTGTTAGAATGAGTTAAGTTAGTTTGATATTTGAGGTGCCAGCCCTGCGACGGTTGGCATTTTGTTTTGTCATAGTCCTCCTGTTGTGACTTGGTTCAATAGCGCTAATTGCTGTAGCTCGATACTTCCTCCAGTTTCAATTTGTGACGCCTCCTCAATCGCTTTCATCGCTCGCATGGCTGCCCACATTCCATCGCGGACCTTACCAGTGGCTTTGTCGAATTGATCAGCTTTGTAGAAAATGTCCTGCAAGGCGGTTTTGAGTACGCCCTTGCTTTGCTGGGATGTCTCGTATGCTTCCTGCATTTCGCGCGAGAGCCTCCGTAGACGTTCCAGGTCGATTGTGCCATCAAGCTTGATACAGCGGGTGTAGATGTCGGGAAATTGAGTCATCGGTCACTTCCAGTCCCCTTGCGGGATCGTTCACCCTCTTCAATTGCGCCTGCGATCATCGCCAACAAAACGAACGGCGATCCAACTAACAGGGTGATCAGAATAAAAACTAATGCTGCGTCCATGGTTCTCCTTTTTTAGATTGGAATGTTGTCTGCTTCAAGTTCTTCAACGGTCTGCACGTGTCCGCATATCCAGCACTCGTGCGACATTTTCTTGTAGCGATGCTCACAGGTGGCGCGGATCTCTTCGACCTCTTCGTTGGTGGTCGCGAAATTGATCGCGTCCATGATGCGCCAACGATCGTTGCTGTCGTTTCTTGCCTCGATCTGAGTAAAACCGTCCATCACGAGTACCACTTTCTGACCTGGCGAAAGTAATCGACCAGCTGGTCTTGCCCTAAAAGTTTGAGGGCTTCACACAACAGGTCGTCGGCTTCATAATGGAGCGTTTCAAGATCATCGTCTTTGCTTGACGAAAGTTCATCCATCTCTTCAACGATTTCATCTAACTTGGCTTGAATGTTCGCGTCCATCTCTACTGTCCTCTCCGATAAATCTCTTTGACTGTCTCGTTCGAGTCATTCGCGCGATGCAGCTTTCCAATCGCCCGCCCAACCAGTCGATAAACATCCACCATACTGAGCGTCGCGTTCACCACCGTCTCCAAATCCACCAGCGCCTCATCGAGATAAAAGCTCGTTTTGTCCACATATTGACTGCATATGTATCCATTCGGCTTCGCTCTGCTGACCTCGTTGGCGCTCGTCATTTTGCGTTTGTGCCGCAAGCTCATTGCGCTTTGGGGACAGGTTGCTTTTGGTCGACTGAGGGTGTGTTATCCTCAGTATCAATGACACCGAAGCGAGCAAACCATTCTTTGCGGATTAGATATGCGGTCTCAGACCCGAAAGACCTAATATCTTCCTTGGCCAGATCTTCCAGCATTTTTCCGGCTTGCAGATCGTTCATCTGAATCATCTTGGTTTTCTTTGACATGGAACCTCACTTAGTTAGTATAAAAGAACAGTTTGTACGGTCTAACGTATATTATAGCAAGTGTTTAGGAAATGTCAAGAGGAAAGAACGAAATGTACAGTGCAACTAACTCTTTATATAGGATAATATCCGGTACAGTGGATAAATTCTCCGATTGGCTTTTATCTGAAATGAATAAAAGGGATTGGCTTCAAGCCGATCTTCACCGACGGTCTGGAATGGATATACTGTCTATCAGTAAGCTTTTAGGGCATAGTAATTTATCGGTTGTTCAAAGATATCTCGCTCAAACGGGTGAGGATTTGCGTTTAGCACATATTAGAGCTGGCCCAGTTGATAACATGTAAAAAAGCGGTATAATTATCATGCTTAGGAATACAGTATGATAGTGGATATAGAGCCGTTAGTTACCCTGTGTTCCTAAGCAAAACACTATCTTGGTAATTGACGGCTCTATATTATGGTGGAACATGGAAACTAAAAAGTGTACAAAATGTGGGGTTGTAAAAAGCGTTTCTGATTATTCTGAAAGGGAAAAAGGGGGGCGTTTAAAGTCTCATTGCAAAGAGTGTGTTAATAATTACTCTCATGAGTTTTACAATAAAAACAAGGAGAAAATAAACAAAAGAAATAGTTTGTATTATTGTAGCCATAAAGAAGAAAGTAAAGCCTACCACGAAAAGTGGCGAAAATCGCATCCAGAATATCACGCAGAAAAAACAAGAAACTGGAGAATAGAAAATATTGAGTCAGTACGTCTCCATAGAAGAGAGACCTATAAACTAAATCGGGAAGTGATTAGCAAGTACAAAAAAGAATGGAGAGAACCACGTCGAGAGGCTCTTAATCAATCAAGACGTGAATATTACAGAGCTCATAAGGAAGAAATAAACTCACGAAAAAGAGAGCTGTATCTTGTCAATGCTGATAAGAGAAGAGAATATATGAAGGACTGGAGAACAAGCCACCCAGAAAGCGTAAGTGCATCATTAAGCAAGTATTTACAAAGCCATCTTAGAGAGCATTCCGAAAAAGAACAACGCAGACGTAGCGCAAAACGATCGTCAGGGGGGAGTTTTACGAGACAAGAATGGGTAGAATTGTGTAATTATTATGGCAATAAATGTTTGTGTTGTGGCAAAAGCGACGTTAGGTTAACTGTTGATCACATAATACCAGTCAAACTTGGCGGAAGAGGAAGCATTGATAATATTCAGCCATTGTGTATTAGCTGTAATAGCAAGAAAAACGCAAGGCATATTGATTATCGAGTAGATAAATTTGAAATGTCGACGCAAGAAAGATTATTTTAGGGTGATATAGGTATTTACTCAGTATGAAGCGTAGGCTTGGATTTGAGTCACTTTTTGGGCTGTAGGATGAATGTAGACGGGTATTATAAACTGTATTGATAACTGCGCTTCTCCGAGATTTGTAGGTTAAACGGAATAATCACGTTTTTGCAGGTACAACGGCAATTTCGCAGATTAGCCGATGTTTGTACGACATGGCGTAAATTAAATAAATGACCCCACAAAGTGCGCTGACTGTTTCTTGTATGCCTACAAGGTTGCCTTCTACCAGTATCAGTTGATCACTCCTTGCTGGCTTGCCTCGCGTGTGGGGTTCTGTTAGCAAGAGTCTATCACGAAAAAGCACAAAAGTTAATCACGAAACTTTCGACTATAACCGAAATCGTGACGATTTGACACGGTTTCTTCGACTATAACCGACAACTATTCCTATTTATAATAATCACGCTTCTAATCGCGATCAGATGATCAGAAGCGCTTAAGTTTTGTAAGCAGTTGCCATCATTTTGAAGTCAACTGTCCGCACATTTCGGACATTTCATTCCGCACATTTCGGACAAATCGCACAATGAAACCGCGCCGAATCACACATTTATCGTTGGAGTTATGTGCCGGCGCTCACATTTATCGAACGAGTTTCGCGTAAAGTGTACGAGTTATGCGTATTTGATGCGCATAAAAGATGTGTCTCAACGATACACAATAGTTTGCATTTGTGTACGCTTACGCGCCTTTTGGAACTGGTAATTAGGATTAACCTAATTTGTGGTTCACAAGTGAGTATTATCCTCACCTATGGCGGACAAGTGTAAATAAGGCAGTTCCTTATGTACACTTTTCGGCGTTTTTAATACATGACGGCGCGGTCATGTAACAATATCGCTTATTTTCGTACATGAGTAAGCGCCGATGAAACATTCTATGTAACCGAACTGGCACTTTCGTACCTATATCGTGACACAAATGGTAACGAAACTTGACTTTCGTGCTCGTTTCATCAACGAAGTGTGCGCCAAAGTAAACAGCCCCCCACGAATGAGAGGCTGTTCATATGACCAGCGTTGGTACGCTGCCTTAGGCTCGCGTGGCTGGTTCTGTTAGATTTATCTTATCATTCCTGTATACTTCCTGCCACGACATTGCTATTCAATATTGCCTGAAGTCCCTTATTCCTGCTCCAGACAAAAGCAGATGCCTGCCTTACTGAGCCGATGAAGCCCTTTTCAGAATGCCAGGAGTCTGTGGCGGTTACTGAACTTATGCGCCGGAAGACAATCCCGTTTTTCGTGTTGGTCATCTCAGTATGCAAGTGACCGAGGTGCATCTCACGCCACACTGACGATCCCCACATCTCAGGCGCCTCGATCTGCATGAGACCTTCGATTCGTTTGCCCTCATCCACGCCATGTGCGAAACCAATGAGATTGAGTCCATATTGATGATACTTGCGCGGTGTCGGTGTGAGGTCGACATATACCGTTTTGGTATAAGCATAGCGCTGAGCTATCCCTACAACAGCAGCATAGCTCAGCATTTGATCATGGTTGCCTGGCACCCACATGATCTTGACCGGAGCGAGCGCGTGACACTGCTCAATGCCCCACACCAGGAGCTCCACACCCTTTCTAAACATCTTTTGCCACCTGGAGTCACTATCAAGTTGGGTCCCGCTTGTGGTTGTCACGCTGGGAGTATCAAAATGAAAGAAATCCTGACCCACTGGGAACAATACATACTCAGGCGTGCCAATCAAACAGGCCTTACTCAGTATGTCGGCAATCGTTGACTTCCAGAGCGCTTCGGCAATCTTCAGGTCGTAATCATCCGAGCCGGTCTCATCGCCCCAGGCTAACTTGCCCAGGTGAAAGTCCATCAATGGCAGCTCCAGCATGAAGGACCCGACCTTGTATTCATACTGAGTCAGACTCACAGGTGGTAGAGACGCAAATGCTTCAAGAACTTGTGGCATGGTCAGCTTTCCGCCCAAAGGTTTGACTGTAAGCGTGACCGAGTATTTCCGATTGGTATGTAGCTGACCTTCGCCATCGTTGTTCTTGATCGTTACATCCCAGGAGCCGCTTATGACCTTGCAGGTGATCACTTCCCACAATAGCGGGTCAAATCCGCATTTCTGCATTATCGCTATTGGTGAGGCGGCTTCATCAGAACTTAGATACACGTCCTGCTTGACTGTTTGCGATTTGTCGGCATTGTAGCTGACTTCCTTTTGACCAAACTCAGTCTTATTCTTATCCAGTTTGCTCTTAACTTCCAACAGCCTTTTCATACCCGTGATCTGCTTTTTGGCATTGTTCTCGGAAATACTCTGACCAAAAAACCGCCGCATTGCATCAGCATAACTGCCTTTTATACTGAGTATGTCCTGTTCAAAGGCGCTTATCACGCGATTGCCCGCGTCACGTCCGAAGTCACAACCGCCTTGCCGCTTGTGAGCGTCTTAACCTTCGTTGCGGATATTTTTTGAATGTCGTATACGTAAGAGCCTGGTGCAAGGTCGTCCGTGATCGCGGCTTTCAGCATGATCGTCACATCCCCAGTTGCCGCGTCCGTAATCGTCAGCGATCCATCCGTTCCGGTCGTGTGCGCTGCTCCGTTCAATCTCAGTAAGCCGTCACCCGTTCCACTTGCGTTTTTTCTTATGCGGATGATCGCGTCATTATCGAGAGATGACTTGCTCGTCTTGATCGTGAAGTCCAGGCTGACATAATCATTCAAATCGCCCAAATCCGAAATTGATGGATCATCAAACGTGTCGCCCCTCAGTATGTTAATGTCCGAGCCAACAACCGCTGTTACGACGGTGACCGCGCTGTAATCGAGTTGATCGGTCTTCGCCTTGATCGCATCCACGTTCGCGTCCACGACTGCCAGAGCCGCCGATGTCGCAATGCCGGTTGGGTCAACCGTAGCGGAGGCGTCGACTTTGTTCGCCACTGTAAAGGTCAATTGATCGGTCTTGACTTTGATGTCATCAACGATCCCGTCAACCGTAGCTAATGCCGCCGAAGTTGCCAGCCCAGTCGGGTCGATGGTCGCGCTTGCATCTACTTTGTTTGGCGTGGTGAATACCAACTGATCGGTCTTAGTCTTAATCGCTCCAATTCCAGCATTATCCGGTGCCACGTAATTCGCCGCAAGCAGCGGTGAAGTCGGGATTGCGTTGACGCTCGTCTGCGTTGCCAACGCGCTCACATCCGCTTTGTAATCGCCAACGGTCTCAGACGGCACGACCTTTTGATTTTTCGCGCCGAATGAACCAGCCGCAACGTGGTCGGCAATCGCTTCGTTCCAGACCTGATCGACAATCTCATTCACCGCGTCATCCGCAAGCCCCGCCGCCTTGAGCACCACCCCGTCCGTGCCAGTGTCGGCAAGGATGTCCGTGACCGCCTTGCTAAACGAGCCAGCCGAAGTGTGCCCGCTTGTGGCTTCATCCAGAACAGCGTCGGCAATGCCAGCCGCAGTCACGCCAGCCAACTCAAACCAGCGCGTAGTCCAGTCGGGCGTGGAAGTGTCGCCAGCCAAGCCGTCCACGTAGACAGTCAGCACGTCCCCATTCCTGACTGTTATCCAGCCGGACTGCGCCGAGATTGCGGTCAAGCCAGAAGCCGCCGCCATCGTGGTGATAGGCAGGATGCGGTATGCCGAGCCTGAGCCGCCTATCTGCCGTGTGACATACATCACATAATCGCCATTGCCAGCCACAGCGTCAATGCTCACATCGACC